TGTCATTCTTTGTGCCGAACAGATAGTCCGACCAGCTTTTTTGTGCCGCCCCGGTTGACTCGCCAACAGCGACGCCGTAATCGCGGGTCTGCTTCTCGGCTGCGTTCAGGCCGTCCTTCATGTCAGGAAAGAACGTGTCGTTCATGAAGGCAAGAAAGACGTTGACGAGCCGCTGATTTTCCGGCATGGACGTGGCAAACTGTTTGGCGAGATCGGGCAGCAGCTTCGTCGTGAGGCCATCGAAGATGTCTTTGGCCGCCAGGCCGAACTTCCCAATGGCGCTGTGCAGCGGCAGGATGTTCTCGGCGTTCTTCCAATCGCCGGCCCACGCCTGCTTAAACGTCGTCACCCCGTCCGCCAGGAAGCCCCACGCTCCCCCCATCTCCCGGAGTTTGGTGATCAACCAGTCGGCACGCTGCGCCCCGAAGATTTGACTGAGGTCAAGCCGCAGCTGTTCCCACTGTCCATGCTGCATGGCAAAGATGAGATCGCCCACGGTCTTTGTGTACAGTGCGATGGCCGGCACCGCCGTATCCTTGATCCACGTCGCAACAGCCTTGCCCCACCGCTCTACGATGTCCATGCCCGGCCCGGCCAGCCAGCCCATGAAGGTCTGGAGCACCGGCATCAGCTCGTCACCGATCGTCTGCTTGACATCAGCGAACCGTTGTTGCAGGAGATGAAAACCACCATCCGCCGCCGCCGCCGCCGCCGCGCTCCCGCCGAACTCCCGGTTCAATTCGGCCAGGATGATCTTCTGCGCGCCCATGACGTTCCCGGCGTCCACCATGGTCCCGATCATTTCCTCCTGCTGCGCCGTGAAGGTCACACCGACGCGGGTCAATGCCTTCAGGCCGGCGGCGGGATCGTTGAGCGCCTTGCCGAGCTGGATCGCGCTGCCGGCGGCATCGGTGCCAAGGGCCTGCGCCATGTCCAGGGCAATCTGCGTGGTCTGGTCGAAGATGTCGTTCCCCTCACCGGCTGCATTCTTGACGCCAGTGAAGGTCAAAATGAGATTTTCGAGCGATTGTACAGAGTCGTCGGAAAATAAGGTGGTATGGGAGAGGCTGCCGGCCAGGTCCGCGATGTGCTCAGCGGTGACATTGGCCGCGCCGCCCGTCGATTTCACGACCGCCCGTGTCTGCGCCATCGCCTTCGCCGCGTCTCGGCTTTCCCCGATACAATCCCCGATGATGCCGGTCAGCTTCTCAAATCCCTTGGTGGCAATCTTGAGCGCAGCCCCGCCGACGAACGTCCCGACAGCGGTAGACAGCGCCGAGCCGATCCCCTTGATTGTCTTTGAGGCCTCGTCCTTTGCGAGAACCGCTATGGTAACTGTCTTGACCGTGTTCGCCATGCTTAACGCTTCCTGCTGATCCTTGGTGGCGCTTTGCTCACAACCAATCGCGCCGCCTTCCCTTTATTGCAGTTCAGATGGGCGGGTGATAGGTTCTCTTCGCTATGCGCCCCGCCCTTTGCCAGTGGCACAATGTGATCGAAGCTGAGCTCATCCCGCAGAATGAACCCGCCGCAAATGTGGCAGATCCAGCCGTCGCGGGCAAGGATGCGATCGAAGTCCACTGGGCTGATCTGGGCGTTGCGGATGCGCGCCTTTCGACGCTGCCAAACGCCACGCGCTTTTGCTGGATTGAGCCGTCGCCATTCCCGCGCTTTCGCCTGCTTGCGGTCACGGTTGGCGGTATACCATGCGCGGCCCTGCGCTGCCCATCGTTCGGGATCTGCAGCGTACCTCCGCTTTGCCAGCTCGCGCTTTCGGTCCTTGGTGCGGTCCGCATACGCGCGTCGCTTCTCAGGATGGGCGGCCCCATACCGGGCATATGTTGCTCGTCGCGACTCGGGGTGGGATGCTGCCCATTGGCGTTGGTAGGCAGCCAGGCATGGGCGGCATCGCCCGCTTGACGGACCGTTCCATTCGGAGCGATTGAATGCGGATTCGGGCAAGGCTTGCTTGCAAAGCGAACAACGCTTAAGCTGTGGTTCCACGGTGCTAACCTCACTGTGGCGAGCCGGGGATGTTTGCACCATCGCCCGGCGTTTGATTGTAGATCCGTATTATACCGCATTGTAAAGCCTTGCGTCCACTAGCGGCGTCTCCTGGCGCGTGCCTCCTGGCGGACGCGCTCAATCTTTTGATACGTACTCTCAGCTTCCACGCAGGCGATATGCGCGAGCACCACATCAAGCGGCTGGCGGTCCAACTCCAGCGGCGTGCAATGGTAGAGCCGGCAGAGGTGCAGGCTCATGTAATAGTCACTCCCGACCTTGCCATCCCGCAATCCTCCCAGGACAGCTAGGCCGGTTCTTCCTTTCCCGACATGGCCTCCGTGATCACCGCCATCAGCCCCGTGACCGTGGCCTTGAGACTGGCGATCGGGATGGCGTCCAGGCCGCCGACCACCGCCTTTTCGAGGATGCCATCCAGCAGGGCCAGGCCGTCGGCGTTGGTGGCGTCCACGGTCTGAAGCCGGCGCAGATCGCCGTAGGTCAGGCGGGACAGGTCAAAGCGTGGCAGGGGAGCGATCTCCGGGCCGTCCAACTGGACCACGCCGGGCTGGTCCGCAAGCATCGTCCCGTTCGTCATGCGACGGTCTCCCACTCAAGATCGCTCGTTGACAGCGTCGCCAGGAAGAACAGCGGGCTATCCCCGTCGTTGTCGAGGTCCGGCTCGTCCCAGGACAGCACGCGGGCATCGTTGGCGACCCACCGCTTGGTGCCGCCGTCGGGCGTCCACCGCGCCCATACCGGCGTGTCGTTGTAGTGGGCGTCCCTGAGGATCTTATACGCCCCGGTATCCGACTCCTGGTAGAGATTGTCGATCTCGATCTCGGTCGGCGGCGGCGGTCCCGAGCATGTGACCGGCCCATCGCTCGTGTTGTAGGTCAGGACTTCCCGCGCTCGTTCTCCCGGCGATACGTGGCGGATGGTCGATTTGTGGCTCGTCCAGGCGGTTGTGCCGTCCGCGCTCAACTCAAAGTCAAACCCGCCTGGACAGAGAGGCGTTACTGCCATGGTCGTCTCCTTACATCGTTATCAAGCGTGGGGCCAGCTGCGCCAGCCTGTAGCGCGTCCCCCCGACACTGAGGTAGCCGTACACCGTTTGTTCCCAGGTCACGCGGCAGGCCATGACCGGCTCGTTGGTCACAAGGTCATGCACCGCGCCCTGGAGTGTGAGCAATTCCGTCTCCGCGTTCGGCGCATCCTGCCACCGCACCACCAGGCGGATGCGCGGCCGCAGGTCCACGATCTCATGCCCGCCCGAATACCGGTAGTCGGTCTGAAAGGACATCAGGTACACCAGCGGCGTGTCCTGCACCGTCGGCGGCTCCCCCAGGACCACCACCGCGCCCGAGAGCTGTTGGAGACGGGCATACAGGGCGGCCATGAGGTCAAGGTCACTGGTCATGGTGCTCCGCCTCGTCTTCAGCAGCCTTCTCGACAAGCCGGCGTTGCTTTCGTTTCAACGCTTTCCTGATGATGTGCCTGGCCTGTTCCGCCGGGGTCCGAAGGTCCTCCATGGCATCATCCAGCAAGGCGCTGTATTCATCTTGCGGCAGAACGATCGTCAGGCGATTGACCGTCATGACGCCTCCACCATCCGATCCCCCGCCGCGTCCAGCAGCCGATCGATCTCCGGCTCCGCTATTTGGTACGCGATGAGCATGTACGGAATTCTTTGGTGTACGAACTCCCCATAATCCACATGCGGACCAACAGTCACCCCCGCCGCGCTGTCTGTCTCCCAGAAGATCGAGGCCAGCAGCCGGCCCGACCGGACGGGAGTTGGGCCTTCGGCTGCATCCTCGATCGCCTGCCCGATGTGCCCCGCTACGTTGGCAAGCTCCGGTGCGATCGCTCCGGCGATGGCCGTCAACTCCGCCAGGAGGTCCGGCCCTTCCAGCTCCACATGGAGGAGCGGGGCGGTCATACGGCGATGGCTCCGCTGCGGATCCTGATCTGTCGAAGCATCCCCATCTGCTTTTCAGTGAGCACGCCCGGATAGGGGAGTGCGCCTTCCCCATCCACACCAGACGACGGGGACCACAGACCTCGGTCCACCGACCGCCACATGTTGACCGCCAGCTCCAACGTGACCTGCTCCACACTGGGAGGCGTTGGGACGAGCGTGGCAGGGTCCACGCCGAGCAGAACCTCATCGATCATGCTGCTCGCACGCGTCAGGAGGTCGGTGAACAGCGCCTCCTTTTCCACCGTCATTGTGACTCCCGGCAGGTACGCACTCATCTGAGCGGTGGTCGCATACAGGGTCATGTCAGCTCGCCTTCTTCGGCTCTTTGGGCGGTGGGGCCTTTTGGGGTGCGGCCGTGGGATTGATCTCATCCGGTGGGGGAACCGGGAAGACCGGCCCCGTCTCGCCGTCGATCCAGCCGCCTTTATCCGGGACCGGCACCGTCTCGGCATCGCGTGGTGCGCGTGTTGGTTCGTCACTCATCAGGATGTCTCCTTTCCTATGGGACTGTTCCGGCTGCTTTGACGATCAGCCAGGGCCGCTCAACCAGGACCACGGCGTCCATTTCGCCTCGCACGGTGACCACGTTCGATGTGAACTTGAGCGCCTCGGTTGCCTGCACATTGGCGCTTTCGCCAACAAACAGTGTGACGCTTGAGGAGAAGTCACCGACGAGTGCGGTGCCGGCCGTGATCGATGCCAGCTTGAGGATTGGATAGCCGGCGATAGTATTGTTTGTGACGAGCGGGTTATAGACGCTGACCTGAGCGTTGAGCAGCAGCGACACATCGGTCGGGTTCATCAGCACCGCATCCACAATCCCGCCGTTTGTCTCCACAATGCCGATCGCGCTGATGACCTGCCCCAACAGCGTTGTCGGAGTCGCGCCGACCGTCTGCGACACTTGCCCGATGATGCCGAGCATCTGCGGTGCCGTGGCCGGCGCAACCACCGTGCCAGTTCCCGCCACGACACGCGCTTGCACTTTAGACAGGACCCCGTTCAACAGCTCGCTATCGATGATGGCGCGGAGGGCTGGTAGCGCGCGAAGGACTTGCCTCGGAACTTCCTTCCAATGCGCGATCGTGGACATTTGGATCGTGGCAATCGTGCCGGCATTGGTTGACTCTGCCTTTGCCTCGGCAAACGCCTGCTCGCGTGCATTGTTCGTGAACGTGAGCGGCAGGTAGGGCACCACCAGGTCATTCCAGGGCACGGTGCGCAGGAAGGACAGCAGCGGGAACTTCAACCCGGCCTCAAGCGGCGCGATGATCCGCACGTCGCCGTGGGCCTGGGTGATATTGCCCGGCACAAAGGCCGCTTTGCGTTCGAAGGGATAGAGCGCCGACACCGGCATCTCCTCCCTGACGTTGTAGAGATTGTTACGCGGGTTCTTGAACTCCCGATTGTCGATCAGGTAATCGCTCAGTGACTTCCGTTCACCCTCAGCCTGCTTTGCCCAGGGGGCACCCGTTGCGGGACGGTCGTATACGGCGCGAGGCTGCGCGGGTGGCTCGCTCAGGCCGTCATACATGGACTCGGCATTGAGCGCCTTCTGGCTCCGCTCAATCGCCTTGTCATATTCGGATTTCTTCGCAGCGAGATTGAAGGTCAAGCCGTCAATCGCGCTCTTTTGTTCGTCGGTGGGTTCATCCAGCTCGTTGAGTTCTCGCAACTCGTCAAGCATGGGCCTCATTTCGGATTTAAGTCTCGCCGCGTAGGCTGACATGATTGGCCACCTCGTAGATAGATCCAACTTCGGAGAGAAGTGCATCCACCGTCGAAGTGCGTGCCGGCAGGGCCGGCGGGGCGGGTTCGACCTGGGGTTCAGGCGTTCCGAGCAAGTCATTGATCAATGCTCGGATCTGTAACAGCATGGTCTTGTCGGCGTGTGTCCCGTGTCTCCAGCCGGCCTTCAATTCCTCCAGGACAGCAAGGGTCTTGCCGAGCCGGACGCGGGTGGCGTCGTTGGCGGCGTGTCCGGGCGGCGTCGTGCTCACCTCATACAGGCGCAGCTCCTTGATCACCCGCACCTTTCGGCCATCCGGCAGCGTCCGGGCTTTGGCGTCGAGTGCTTTGTAGCCGAACGACATCTGGTATGCGATGCCCTCTTTGATGCCCTCCAGCACTTCGGCCCCGCGTCCCGACTTCAGGTAGCGCGACACGCAGGCCATCCCGCCGGTCGCCTCCGGGTACATGGTCTGGACGTCCGTGGGCAGCTCCGCCCGTTTGAGCGCCTGAAAGGAGAGAACCCGAGCGATCGCCGGCGCGTCCAGATTATGCATATACAGGTGAGGGATCGATTGTGATCGATGGTCGATCGACCGCTTGAAGGCCGATACCTCAGTGATATCGCCGACACTATCCAGGTTATCGACACTGAACAGCGCTGTCACCTCCCGATCGGAGATGTCCAGCACCGCCGGCGTGACATCGGCCTTGTATTCGATACGGCTCTCCAGGCCCCGCAGACTCTCCAGGGCCTCCGCCGCTAACAGGTCATCGCTCATGTTGGCACCTCAGCTAGACTACAGCCACAGAACGGGTGCGCTGGGAGATCGGGCGCATCATCGATCGGGTACTCTTTGCCGTCCAGTTCCTCACAATCCGAACACGGGTTCGCCCCGACCGTCCACCGCACCGTTTTGACGCCCCGGCTCCCGAACCCTGCCAGCTGCCCGGCCGTCTCCGCCGTTGCCGTCTCAGTCGTCACGATCGTTTCGGCCCGCGTGGATGCCCGCTCCCGTCCCGCCGTCACGAGGTCAAGCCCAGCACGCATGGCTGCCGCGATCTCGTTGCGCGTCGTCTCCGCGATGCCGGCGGCACGCTTGCGGAGCGTTTCGATAATGCGCTCGGTTGCAAACGTCGCCGTTCGTGGGATGGCGGCTTTGGTCCCGCCGGCGGCATGATACGCCCGTGCCACGTCGCGGCGGAGACTGGGCGCGAGGATGGCCGTGAGCTTCAGGCCATCGTCAAGCTCCTTGTCCAGGCCGGCGATTGCGGCGTCCACGTCGTCACTCGACAGCAGCAGCCGGCGGGCCTTCGCATACTCGCCTTCGATGTACTGTGCGACATGGCGTTCCAGGACTGACGGGCTCGCTTTCCCCTCAGTCTGTGCGGCCGCCTGGTCGTCGGCAATCTGTTGCTCGTCCGGCGCTTCAGCCGGCGGCACCTGCCACGGGATCGGCGGGGCGGCCGGGGCCTTGAACACGTCGCCGTCAGGATGCGCGGCCAGGCCCATGACGGCCCGCAGCTCATTCATCGTCACCGCGCCTTTATCGTAGGCATCGCGGTACATCTCGATTTTGGCGTTGACATCTTCCTGGTATGGCCCGAGGCCGGCCGGATCGAAGCGCGTGCGGACGTTGCCGAGTAAGACATCATCGCGATCCTCGTAGAGCGTGAGCAGGGACCAGTTGACCCACTCCGCCCACTCCTTGAGGAGCGGGAGGGCCGTGGCATCCCAGAAGCTTGACCATGCCTCCTGGAGATTGCTGTAGGTGGCCTTGAGTAGCCCGGCGTAGGCGTAGATGATGAGTGGCGGCACACCGAAACACATGCAGATCCGCGTCTCAATGAACATGCGTAGCGTCTCGTTATCCAGCTCATTGAGACTGACACCCAGGCGGGTATAACTTTCGATATTCTCGTCAAAGATGGCTGGCCCGCCCTGCGCCATCCCACCCGGCCCGAACCGCTCCATCCAGGTCGATCGGAAGGTATCGGTCAGGGTCTGGGACCAGGAGCCACGCACCTTGACGATCCCCGAGGGCACCCCGGCATTGCTGAAGAACCCGCGCATGAAGTCGTTACTGAGCTGGTCCGCCTCCACGCTCCCCAGCGCGGCGATCAGCGGCGGCACATCGGCCCAATCGACGGCGCGGCGAACGATCAATTCATCGGGAGCGAAGCGCACATTGGGCGCGTCGGGCGGCGTCCAGTCATACCAGACCAGCCGGCCATCCTCATAGCGCTCCGTGATATAGACCGGATTGAGCGGGTTCAAGCCCCGCAGCGTGCGCGATGCGCTCCCATAGATCGGTTCGAGGTACAGCCGCCCGATACTGGCGTAGGATGCTTCCAGGCACCGCCAGAGCGTCGGCGCGTCCAGGTTGGGGCCAGGGCGCCGGAGCAGGGCGGCAAGCTCGTGGTCATGCTCCACCACGTAGGTCCCGTCAGCCTGCCGGCGCTCCACCACAAAGGCCGGGCTAATGAGCACCTTCATGCGCTCGCGCATGCAGGCGTAGACGATCTCATTGAGACTCAGTTGCCCGAGCAGCGTTGCGGGCGATTGGTCAAGCGTGCGGGCGGTATACCCATCCACTCCCACGGCCCACCCAATGCGCTCCTTGCCTTGCAGCAGAGAGAGTGTCTGACCGGCAAGCGCCCGCAACGAGCCGCCGACGGCTGAGAACGTGGCATCCCGGCTGCGTGCCGCTTTGACGAGGCGTGACCGTGTGGAGGTGGCGATGCTGTTGCTCATGTCTACCAGATCCCCGCAGAAGGCGTGATGTGCAAGCCCAATTCAACGCAGCTCCAGACGAGCGCATCCATCCGGTTGGGGCTGTCGCCTGTCCCATCGTAGGTCACGAGTTCATCTTCCAGCGGGCCGAAGCTTCCAACCATGTGTAGCCGCTTTTGCTCACTGAGCGCGGCGATAGGCTCCGCGCGGGTGATCTTGCCCCGGCTGGCATGGACGAGTGTCACGAAGGGAGCGCCTGGGACGGTCTGAATGGT